CCTGGAAATCTACCTAAGTAGGCTACTCTACCTCCAGGACCGTTTGGACCTTGAGCTAAAATACCAGTTTCAGCACTATCAAATTGTGATTTATTTTTAATTAGTTGAGCTTTTGTTGGCTCAGAGCCACCAGCGGAATCAAAAGTACCAACTGTGGCTGCACCTGCATTATAAGCTGCAGATGTTACTCCACGAACTACTTCTAAACTATTTGAGTATTTTAAAAACATTGAAGCAGAGTGGAAATCTATTGTATTCGTTGAATCAGGAGAAGAAAAAGTACTTACCAATTCACTTTCATTACTAACTTTTTTTCTTTCTTCTACTGGGCCCCAACGAAAGTTACCTACTGTAGCACCTGTTGAAGTTTGAACATTAGGGACTACACCCGAAAGGTCTACTTCTTTTACTACTACTGCAGGTGATTCTGATGGAGTGAATAACGCCATTTTTTTCCCCTTTATCGAAAACTAAATTATAAGTGTTACATAACAAGAATAGTCATTCTTATATACTATTTATAAAAAATGAAAAATCATCAATCTGGGTATTCAACCACCCATTTTCTAGTATCTTCTTGTTCTTCTAACGTTTGTATAAAATCTTGAGCATTATCTATATGTCCAAATGGTGGAAGGTCATCTGTTATTTCTTTCATTTTTTGTTTAAACATCATTTGTTTAATATCAATATTTGTCATATCTGCAAAAAAGTCGGTAGTTGCAAAGAATCCAAACATCACTAAATTCATCATTAAATCATCGTGATTTCCATCTGAAGCTTCATATGAAGTGCCTCTAGCTTCAAATGTAGATATTTCTAATATTGTACTTTCATCATATATATTTAATTTATTAGTTTCTAATATATCTTTAATAGCTGAACAACCGAGTCTTTTTACTTTTCTTGTCATTTCAACTCCGATTGCATTGGATTTAATAGCAGATTCAACATGAACATGTTCATATTCTAAATCATAATATAAACCATTACACACTACTTGTCCTATATCATTAGATTCTACTATTACATAAGCTTCATTGTACAATTTTGCATATTTATAGATAATAGTAGGGAAGAGAATAGGAGAGATAGTGTTGTTGCGATATACAGCCACCTGTTCAAAAGGCCTAGTGCTAATATCGATCAAAGTAAAAGTTGAATAGTCCTGTCCTCTTCCTTTAGACACATCAACTGTCATGACATAGTTATGTTTTTGCACTGGTTTTTTGTATATACTTAAAGCTGTACTTTCCATTCTTTGTATTGGCATTTCAGCTTTTAATGCTAATAAAGTTTCAGTGTTTATTAAAGTATCTCCAGTTCCAAAAAAAGTATTACCAAATTCTTGATCAAATTGTAATTGTGAAGTATTTAAAATAGTTTCTTCTTTCCATTTATCATTTCTTCCAGGTACATCCCACCAATCTACTCTAAAAGGTTTAAATACATTTACATTTTGCACTGCCCCTTCCCATAATTTATGATATGTGTTTCCTATTCCATTTGCAGTTGATGTAATTATCACTTTAGTATTAGAACCTGCAGTAACAACAGGATATGTAGATGTATAAAATTCTGCAGCTCTTTCTACAAAAGCAAATTCGTCAAGATATAGTAAGTTAACTGAAAGACCTCGAATAGAAGATCCAGAAGTTGCAGCCGCTATAATACGAGAGTTATTACTAAATTCAAGAGATCCTTTATTTAAAGCTTTGGTTCCAGGCTGTAAATAAAAAGGAATGTTTTCTAACATTAATGTAATCCTAGCTAACATTTCTCGAGCAGTAGCTCCTTTGTTGGCTAGAATGGCAATAGTTTTTTCTGGATTAAATAAAGCATACCATAATAGGTATGCACAAACTGATATTGATTTACCGGATTGTCTACATGCTAAAACAATGTTAAACCTATTATCACCAAATTGTTTAAACATGTTTTTTTGATATTCGTAAAGCTCAAAGTTTATTAATCCAGTATCTAAAGAAATTATTTTAATAAAATTTTCAGTAAAATATACAGGATCTTTCATGCATCGATGATATGTTTTTACATCTTCAGCATTCCAGTTTTGAACAATGCCATCTCTTTTTACATTGGTATTAGTTAGGTACGTTTCTTTTTGGTGTGACATTCACGAAATCCTTATTACCTAAAAGTCTTTGAAGGTCCGCAGTGGATCCCAAGAAAACATTATTATTTGTTGTATTTCCAAGTTGCTTTTTATCTTCTGATTCATTAATCTCCTTTTCTTTTTTATTCAGATCCATTAATTTATCATTAATGTCTGCCATGTTTTTCATCATGCCAGAAAGAACTTCAAAAGCTCTAGGATGCTCAGATTCTCTAGCTACTTCTATCATTAATTCTAAACTTTGCTTTCCTTTTTCTAAAAGGTCGTAATAAGTTTCTCTAGAATAATCATAGTCATCTTTAATATTTTTTTTACTCATTATGTGCTCGCACTATCAAAATTAATAACAATAGATTCATTAAATCCAAAATCACTATCAGCTAATCCAAAGGTGTTTGTAGGATTAGGAGTTATTGTAATAGTTTCAATTGACAAATCAGAATCTAGAGACCCTGCACCTTGATTAAATACATTAGATATTGATTTTCTAATAATATCAGTTCTTTGTGTAGGACCATAAAAATTCACTTTCATTTGAAAAGACATAGTATATACTATCGTTCTTCTTTGTTCTAAACTTCCTTCATAGTCATCAGATAAGTTTAAACCTTCTAATATAATTTGTATATCCTCTTTAATATCAGGAAAGTCAGTTGGAAAGGGTTTCATTGTTAAACTATATTGAGGATTAAAAAATGGTAAGATTTGTTCTACAACTTGTAAACCGTCATCTTGATTTTTAGAATATATATTTAATTCAAATCCTATATCATAAGGTACTGGAACAAAAAACTTTTGTCTAGAATTTCTATCTCCTATAGGTGTTGCTCTATTAAAATTTGCTATTTTTTGTAGTTGTCTATTAGCATCATATGAAAAGTTTGTTATTTCAAATGACATTCTTGGCAACTTAATTGCTACTTTACTATCAGTAGTTAAATCAGCTTGTTCGTTTATTCTTTCAATAAATTTTCTTTTAGGACCATATGATAAAGGAACTTTAATCTGACTTGTTGAAGCTCCAGACGAATTTAATCTAATTACATAAAGGTTATTGAAAAGTGTACCAAACATTGCTACACATTTTCTAACTTTCTTATGATAAAAATGGTTTCCAAACATATTACATATCCGATGGATCTCCGAAAGGATTTTCTTCGGAGAAGTCTAAAAAGGTTGTGCTGACTGTGTCAAAGTCAGAATTTTGATTAATCACTTGAGCAAGTTCTTCATTAACTGCTGTTATTGTTCTAGTAAATCTAGTTCCTTCATTTCCTGTAGAATCTAATGAAGTGATATCTCCTGTAGTAAACATATGAAACTTACCATCAGTAGCACTTAAATGAGCAACTTTTAATATATTAGTAGAATCATTGTATTCAGTGATTTCAGCAGTTAAATTAACAGTACCTAATGCACTATCTGAAAATTGTTGTCTTATAACATTTCCAATATGAAATCCAGTTGCACTTGAATCTTGTAATGTAAGAGCAACTTCATATCCAGTTTTTTCTATATTATCAATGGTAACAACATTAGTATCAAGATCTTCACCACTATATTCAAACAATTCACAGAACAATCTATATACTGGAACATTTTTTAATTGGTAAAAAGGTGATTCATGTTCCACTCTCATTATCTGAAATAATTTTTTAGCGAAAGGTAAATATATAAGATCGCCTTCTAAAGGTCTTATAGCCGTAATTTCACTATCATAATGTTTTACTTGGGCTGACCATCTTTTTCTTGCCACGACAAAAGTGGCTTGATCTCTAATCTCTACTCCGAATTTAGTAAAGATATCTCCTTCACCGTCGAATCCATCAACGTTTTCTATATACATTTCTATCTTGTGTGAAGAATTAAATCTAGAAGCTGCATCATCTTTAAATACATCATCTAAATTTACAATGTCTCGAGGAAGATAATATACGTCTTGGCCATACATCTTTATAGATTCTATGACTATAGATTCATATAAATCTTGTTCTGATTTTACACCTTGTTGG